GGATGATGTTTGTAAACGGAGAGATTAAGGAGCACTTAATTCAAGAAAATATGGCTGCATGCCTCCGTGGGAAGCGTCACGCAGAGAGGGAGTATTCAGAATCTGTGTCCTACAAATGTTATAAGGGTAAAGCTGAGACAGAAATATACAAAGGGAGAAAAGGTATCAAATCTTTGATACTAGATTAATGATATATTTACTTAAAAAAATTTTAGGATTTGATAAACTAGAAAAACGTATTAGACTTTTAGAAAGAAAAAATTATTGGAGAGAAAAATATAGACATGGCTTATCTGAACGCAAACATACCTCCAATATATTGTAAAGTAAGAAAAGAATATCTCTATGACATGGACGAAAAATATAAAAAACAAAGTAGTGACTGTGTTGTCTTTGGTCTTACTTCCATTTCAGGTCGTGCTTTATTATTTAACATTATGCTTCCAAATGGTGCATGCTACTGGAGACTACCTATCTCAGCTTTTTTTCAAAAAGAGTTTGAAAGATTTCAAGTGCCTGACATGGCAGTACAAGAATTGGAATTATGGAATTGTTTTAGCTATTGGCCTAGTGTTCATTGTTTTGATTGGTTGGATGGTTTAAATGGCAAATACATGGGCATTGATAAAAAATTTCATCATGGCAAATATTTATTCACAGTTGATTGGGCACACCCAGACACGAACATCCTTGATACTGAACACTCTGAGATACCTCAAGAACATAAGTGTGCGCATATACTGGCTCTTAATAATGGCAACTTTGCAGGTCAGCCTAATAATCGCATTCTGTGGCATGTTAATAGTTACACTGTTGATAACAGTTGGCCAGACTATAAAGTTCAAACTACTTACTGGGATGCGGAAGATACAACAATGGTGACTGAGGATACAGATAAAATGTTTTACCAAATGGAGGATAAAAATGAACCTAAGTCGTAATTTTACTTTATCAGAACTTACTAAATCAGATACTGCAATCAGGAAGGGGATTAATAATAATCCAAATGCAGAACAAATAGAAAAATTGAAAGCACTATGTGAAAATATACTTCAACCAGTACGTGATCACTTTGGCAGGGTTAAGGTGACTAGCGGATTTCGTAGCAGTGAGTTGTGTGTAGCCATCGGCAGCTCAATTAACAGCCAACATGCCCGTGCAGAAGCGGCAGATTTCGAAGTGATAGGCACAGACAACGCTGAACTTTTTGATTGGATAAAATCTAACCTTCAGCCAGATCAGCTAATCCTTGAGTTCTACACTCCAGGTGAGCCTAATAGCGGATGGATTCATGCAAGCTGGATTGAAGGGACACCAAGAGCATCTTACCTATGGGCCTATAAAAGTGAAGGAAAAACTAAATATAAACCAATTATTGGCAAAGCTAAAGACATCATTTAATCCTATTGCTAAAAATCTAAGGTCTAGAACTTATAAACCAAAAGTGATACAATCCAAGAAGTTGTACAACCGCAAAAAGGAGAAACATGGCTATCAAACACAGGATTAAATTCAAAGCTGCAATGGGTAGAGCAGCATTCAGCGAAACTACATCAAAAGCTCCAGGCACCAAAATGAAAGAAGAGCCATATATCGGCAGTTACATTACGTCTGAAATAGATGGAAAATACATAAGTAATAAAAGTTATGAAAAATATTATGGTAAGTTATTGAAAGGATTTAAAAATAAATAATGTATAAAAAAATGCTATTAGGTGGACTATTAACAAAAGGTTTAAAGGCTGCTGTAAAATCAAAACCTTACCAACAGTTTAGAAAGAAAGCTATGAAGGATACGGCTGCATTATATAAAAAAGCACCTCAGATGGATCCAGGCAGAGCTTCATTAAAAGATAAAAAATTTATGAGAGGTTTACAAAAACTAGACACACAAAGAGCGAAAGGTCAAAAGCTTGTAGACATGACACAATTTGTTTTACTTAGCGCAAGAAAAGAAGGTAAAAAACCAATTGTAAGAGAAATGAGAAAAACAAGAAGAGGATTAGCTGGCTATGCAAAGAGTTTGAATACCAAGGCTAAAGCTATGATGATGAGAAAACTTAAAAAGAAAAAATTAAATTAATATGGCAACATCAGGAACTACAACATTTGATTTAAATATAGATGAGATCATAGATGAAGGTTATGAAAGATGTGGCCTATCCACCAACGCAGGTTATGATCTAAGATCTGCTAGAAGAAGTTTGAATTTATTGTTTGCAGAGTGGGGAAACAGAGGAATCCATCTTTGGAAAGTAACTCTTAACACGATAGCATTAGTTGATGGTCAAGCTGAATATTCTACTGCTGCTAATACAAATGATGTACTTGAAGCATTTGTTTCTACAACATCTGCTAATACTGGAGAAAGAACTGATGTATCTTTAACAAAAATAGATAGATCTGCTTACGCAGCTTTACCAAACAAAGGTGCAAAAGGTCAACCCTCACAATATTATGTCAAAAGAGAAACTTTACCAAAAATATTTTTGTACATTACACCTGATTTAAATACATATACGCATTTAAAATATTATTCTATAAATCGAGTTGAAGACGCTGGTGCATATACAAACCAAGCAGATGTAGCTTACAGATTTTTACCATGTATGTGTGCAGGTCTTGCTTATTACCTTGCTATGAAAAAAGCACCACAATTAGTTCAACAAAACAAATTAATATATGAAGACGAATTAAAAAGAGCGTTAGATGAAGATGGTCAAAGAGCTTCAACATTTATTGCTCCACAAACATTTTATCCAACGGTAAGTTAATATGGGAAAATACGCAACAGGAAATAGATCACAAGCAATATCAGATCGATCGGGTCAGGCTTTTCCTTATAATGAGATGGTAAAAGAATGGAATGGTTCTCTTGTGCATATATCTGAATTTGAACCTAAACATCCACAAATACAAAGAAGATATAATACTGCAGATGCTATTGCTTTACAAAATACAAGACCACAAAGATTTCAACAACCACAAACAATGAAATCACTAAACCCAACTTTTGCACCCAATGACAATACACTTGTGGATTCAGGTGGTGCAGCTGTGACTGTAGTAAATGTTTCTTTACCAGGTAATTTTGACTTTCAAGTTAATAGATCTTCATTTACAGGAAATGGTATAACAACTACTGTTGCTTCTATGGTGCCACAAAATCCATCGGAAGAAAACAGAGAAAGACAACTTGATATAACTTTAGGGAGTGTAACAATTACAACATAATGGCTATTACTTATTCAAATTTTTTGACCCAAATTAGAAGCTACGCAGAAGTAGATTCTAATGTATTATCCGACACATTGCTTGATCAATTTATTAGAAATACAGAATTAGATATTGCAGGAAAAGTCGATTATGATGATACTAGAAAATACTCTACATCAAACTTTAATGCCAATAAAAGGTTTCTTGTAATGCCATCTGATTTTTTAGTAATAAGATCTTTACAAGTTTTTGCTTCATCAGATCTAACATCTGCAAGAACTTTCATGGAAAAAAGAGATACTAGTTTTATATCAGAGTTTAATGGCTCTGGTGCTACAGGTCAGCCAAAATTCTACGCTAACTGGGATGATGATAATATTGTAGTTGCTCCTACACCTGATCAGGCGTATGCAGTGCAGCTAAATTACATTATTACTCCTCCACATTTTACAAGTACAAACAATACATTTCTTTCGCAATACCAAGAAGCCATGCTTTTACATGGTGTGTTGGTTGAGGCTTTTGGTTATCTTAAAGGCCCCATGGATATGTACAAACTGTATAAAGAAAGGTATAATGAGGGCTTACAGGCTTTTGCGATACAACAAATGGGTAGACGTAGAAGAGCTGAATATGATGATGGAGTACCAAGACAAAAAATTGCATCTCCATCACCAAATACAATTTTATAAGGAGAATATTATGGCAATAGTACAAGCAGTAGCAAATAGCTTTAAAAAAGAAATACTTGAAGGTGGACACGAGTTTCAATCTGGTGGTGATGTTTTTAAATTAGCACTTTACGCAAGTAACGCTAACTTATCAGCAGCAACTACATCTTTCACTACAGGTGGTGAACATGCAAACACTGGTCAATACACATCAGGTGGTGGCGTATTAACCGGTCAACAAACTTCTTTGGATACAGGAGTTGCAATTGTTGATTTTGCAGAATTATCATTTACTGGAGTAACTTTAACAGTAGGTGGTGCATTAATTTACAATACATCAAATAGTAATAAAGCTGTGGCTGTATTAAATTTTGGCGGAGACAAAACTGCAACTGCGGGAACTTTTACAATTCAGTTTCCAACGTTTAATTCAACAGCAGCAATATTAAGAATAAGTTAAGGAGGGTGCATGGCT